CCAAAGAGGCCGCCGGGCGCGAGATTGCCACGGCGTTCGGGGTGCCGCCGATGTTGATGGGGATACCGGGCGATGCGACCTATTCGAACTATCAAGAGGCGAACCGGGCGTTCTATCGGCTGACGGTTCTGCCGCTGGTGGCACGGGTGACGGCCGGGATTTCGCATTGGTTGTCGGTGTTTAGTGGCGAGGTGGTAGAGTTACGTCCCGATCTTGACCAGATCCCGGCGCTGGCGGTCGAACGCGATCAGCAATGGGCGCGGGTGGGGGCGGCCGATTTTCTTACCGCCGCTGAAAAGCGGGTTCTGTTGGGCCTGCCGCGGTTGGCGGAGGGCGAATGACCCCAAGAAGACCGTCTGATGGGTCGCGCTTTCTTTACGACAGTTTCGATGCGGCTGCGGCGCGTATCGAGGCCAACGAGCGCGTGGCCGAGCAGCGTTGGGCGGCGCTGGAGTTCCGATTGGCACAGATAGATGCGGTGCTGGAGCGGTTGGAAAAGCGGATTTGGGTTGGGGTCTATGGGGTTGCGGCTTTTCTGCTGGCGCAGATGGCCGAGACGCTGATCAGGGCGGCAATGAAGTGAGGTGTGGAATGAACTGGAAAATGCAGGGCGCGCCGGAGCGGAAATATCATCAGCCCGAACTTGGCCTGACGGTAACCGATGGGTCGCAAGTGGCCGGCTATGCCAGCCTGTTCGGCAAACGCGATCAGGGCGGCGACGTGGTGCAAAAGGGCGCCTATGCCGCCAGTCTGAAAGCGCTGGCGGCATCGGGCCGGCAAGTGAAGATGCTGTGGCAACATGACCCAACACAGCCGATTGGTGTGTGGGACGAGGTGCGCGAAGACGCCACCGGGCTTTGGGTCAAGGGTCGGATTTTGACCGAAGTGGACAAGGGCCGCGAGGCTGCGGCCTTGCTGGTGGCGGGCGCGATTGACGGGCTGTCGATTGGCTATCGCACAGTCAAGGCCGAACGGGACGGCAAGGGGCAACGCTTGTTGTCGGAACTGGAGCTTTGGGAGGTTTCTTTGGTGACCTTTCCGATGCTTCCCGAGGCGCGGGTTTCGGCCAAGGGCGATGCGCCCGATGCCGATTTTTGGCGCGACGTGGCAGCACTTTTTGAGGATGCGGCCAAGACCATGGCCGGGCGCGGCTAGCGCGGCCTTTCACGACCAACCTGAGGATACGACATGACCAAGATGAAATCTTGGGCCGATGAGGCTATGCCCATCGCCCCGATGCCGGGTGCGGAAGTGAAATCCGCTATGTCTGGATTTTTGAACGCCTTCAAAGGCTTTCAGGACGAAGTGAAACTGTCTTTGCAACAACAGGAAGAGCGACTGACCATGCTGGATCGTAAAACCATGACCTATGCCCGCCCGGCGCTTTCGGCCCATGCCGAGTTGGATGTTCCGCACAAAAAGGCCTTTGGCGCCTATCTGCGGTCGGGCGATGATGACGGCCTGCGCGGTCTGGTGCTGGAAGGCAAGGCGATGTCTTCGGCTGTTGCGGCGGATGGTGGTTATCTGGTGGACCCGCAGACCGCTGATACCATCCGGTCGATGCTGGTTGCGACCTCAAGCCTGCGGTCGATTGCCAATGTGGTGCAGGTAGAGGCCACGTCGTTTGATGTTTTGGTCGACCGCAGCGAAGTCGGGTCGGGGTGGGCCACCGAAGTGGCGGCAACCACCGAAACAGCAACGCCGACCATCGAGCGGATTTCGATCAAGCTAAGCGAGCTGTCGGCGATGCCGAAGGCAAGTCAGCGTCTGCTGGATGACAGCGCGTTTGACGTGGAAGGTTGGCTGGCCAACAAGATCGCCACGCGCTTTGTGCGTGCCGAGGCGGCGGCGTTTATCAACGGCGATGGCATCGACAAGCCCAAGGGCATCTTGCTGCCGACCAAGGTGGCGAACGCATCCTGGGTCTGGGGCCAGCTTGGTTATATTCCGACCGGCGCTGCGGCAGATTTCGCAACCACCAATACCGTCGATTGCATCGTAACGCTGATCTATTCGCTGATGGCCGATTACCGCAGCAATGCGAGCTTCGTGATGAATTCAAAGACGGCGGGTGCGGTGCGCAAGATGAAAGATGTCGATGGCCGCTTCATGTGGTCGGATGGGCTGGCAGCGGCCGAGCCTGCGCGGCTGATGGGGTATCCGGTGCTGATCTGCGAAGACATGCCGGACGTTGCGGCGAACGCCTATCCGATTGCGTTTGGCGATTTCAAATCGGCCTATACCATCGCCGAACGCCCCGATCTGCGGATCTTGCGCGACCCGTTTTCGGCCAAGCCCAACGTGCTGTTCTATGCCAGCAAGCGGGTGGGCGGAGACATCACTGACTATGCGGCGATCAAGCTGCTGAAAGTCGCAATTTCCTAATCTTATAAAAAGGTTGCCCGACCTTCTTGGGTCGGGTGATGGGCGCGCGCCATGGGCTGCGCCGTCTGGCTGCTCCCCTCCGTTCGAGCGGCGTGGCGGCGCGCGTCCAAGACTTGGGGCTGAACTTTGGGCAAGGCGAAGGGATGAGACATGATGTTGACCGAACTAACCAGCGTCGCGTCGGCGGTGTTGCCGGTACAGGCGCTGAAGGATCACCTTCGGCTGGGCTCGGGGTTCAGCGATGCCGGGATGCAGGACGGGCTGATTGAAAGCTATCTGCGCGCCGCGATGGCCGCGATTGAAGCCCGCATTGGCAAGGTTGTGCTGACGCGCCGCTTCAAGCTGAGCCTTGAAGACTGGCGCAGTTCTGCCGAGCAACCGCTGCCGGTGGCTTGGGTGTCGGCAGTGGTGTCGGTGGCGGTAGTGGATGCGGCGGGTGGCAGCGTAACGGTTGATCCGGCGCGCTATCGTCTGGTGCAAGATATGCACCGCCCGAAACTGATGGCCGCCGGGGTGTTGTTGCCATCAGTGCCGACAGGCGGGCGGGCAGAGATTGTGTTTGATGCCGGTTTTGGTGCGGCCTGGTCGGCGGTACCGGCTGATTTGGCGCAGGCGGTGCTGTTGCTGGCGGCAGAATTTTACGAAAGCCGCAGCGATCTGGGGCAACGCGCCACGGGGCTGCCGGTGGCGGTGCAAGGTCTGATCGAACGTTGGCGCACGGTGCGGGTGCTGGGTGGGGGTGCGGCATGACCCAGATCAGATTGACGCGAAAGCTGATCCTTGAAGCGCCGCAGAATGTGGCCGATGGCACGGGTGGTTTTACCCAAAGCTGGGCGGTGCTGGGAACGCTGTGGGGCGATGTGGCCGCCGGCAGCGGGCGTGAAACCGCTGGCGTCGAGGTGACGATGGCGGCGGTGCCCTATCGGATCACCGTGCGGGGCGCCGCGGTTGGGTCGACGGCGCGGCCAAAGCCAGAGCAGCGCTTGCGCGATGGCACCCGGGTTTTCACCATTCTGGCGGTGACAGAGCGCGACAGCGACGGTCGATACCTGACCTGTTTTGCACGCGAGGAGGTTCCGGCATGAGCTATGCAGCCGCAGCCGCCTTGCAAGCCGCACTTTACAGCCGCCTTTCTGCGTATCCCGGACTAAGTGGTGTCAGCATCGTTGATGCGGTGCCACCCGGCACCGCGCCCGGCACCTTTGTGATCCTCGGGCCAGAACAGGCGTTGGACCAATCTGACACTTCTGGCGCAGGTGCCGAGCACCGCTTTGAGGTTGCAATCGTCAGCGACGCCACCGGGTTCTTGATGGCAAAAACCGTCGCCGGGGCGGTTTCGCAGGCGCTTGTCGATGCGCCCCTTAGCCTTGGCACTGGGCGCTTGGTGTCGATCCGCTTTTTGCGCGCAACGGCGCGGCGGCTGGACGAAGGCAGCGCACGGCGCATCGACATGACCTTCCGCGCCCGGATCGAGCTTTGACTTAGACCTCACCTTGGGCTGACCGGGTGAATTCAACTGGAGATGAAGATGGCAGTGCAAAACGGCAAAGATCTGCTGATCAAGGTCGATATGGTGGGCGACGGTACCTTTGTAACGGTGGCTGGTCTGCGCGCGACCCGGATCAGTTTTAACGCCGAGACCGTGGATGTCACGTCGTTGGAAAGCGCGGGCGGCTGGCGCGAGTTGCTTGCCGGGGCCGGGGTGAAGACGGCGGCAATTTCGGGCTCTGGGGTGTTTCGCGATGCCAACACCGATGAACGGGCGCGGCAGATTTTCTTCAACGCCGAAATGCCGCGGTTTCAGGTGGTTATCCCAAGCTTTGGTGTGGTTGAGGGCTTGTTCCAGATTACCGCGATTGAATACGCGGGCAGCCACAATGGCGAGGCGACCTATGAAATGACGCTGGCTTCGGCGGGCGCTTTGACCTTCACGGCGCTATGATGGTGAACCCTTATGCGGGCGAAGTGGCAATTTGGCTGGATGATGTGTGCCATGTTGCCAAGCTGACGTTGGGGGCGCTGGCCGAATTAGAGGCTGCGCTGCAAGCCGGGTCGCTGATTGATCTGGTGGAACGGTTCGAAGCGGGACGATTTTCCAGCCGCGATGTGTTGGCACTGGTGGTCGCCGGTCTGCGGGGCGGTGGCTGGCAAGGGACGGCAGAGCATCTGCGCACAGCCGAAATTCGTGGTGGTCCGGTCGAGGCGGCGCGGGCGGCGGCAGAGTTGCTGGCGCGGGCCTTTGCTTTGCCGGGCGAAGGATGAGCCGCATCGACTGGGCGGGCCTGATGCGGGCCGGGATGGGCGAGTTGCACCTGACGCCACAGCTGTTCTGGCAGCTGTCGCCCATCGAATTGCGGATCATGTTGGGGGCAGAGGCCCACACGCCCCCCTTGACGCGCGCGCAGCTGGAAGAGCTTGCGGCCGCGTTCCCCGATATTGGAAAAGGCACAAGCCATGACAACCGTGCAGGAATTGCAGGATCAGATTGCGGCGCTTGAAGGCACGCTTAGCGGCACCATCGGGATGGTTGGGGTTTTTGAAAGCGAACTGTCGCGGATGCGTGAGTCTTTGGTATTCACCGGGCGCGAAGTTGGCGTTTTGTCGACGGGCATCGGTGGCGGCCTGCGCCGCGCGTTTGACGGCTTGGTGTTTGACGGCACCAAATTGTCGGATGCGCTAAGGTCGGTCGCCAAGTCGATGATCGACACGGTTTACGGCATTGCGATGCGGCCGGTGCAAAACGCGCTGGGGGGCGCGATTGCGTCGGGGGTCAGCGGCCTGCTGGGCGGCATGATGCCGTTTGAACGGGGCGGTAGCTTTTCGCAGGGCAGGGTGATGCCCTTCGCAAAAGGCGGGGTGGTTGCGACGCCAACTGCATTTGCGATGCGCAACGGCCGCGGCCTGATGGGCGAAGCGGGGCCAGAGGCGATCATGCCACTGGCACGCGGCGCAGATGGCCGTCTGGGCGTGCAGGCGGCATCCGGTGGCCGCGCCGTGACCGTGGTGATGAACATCACCACGCCCGATGTGCAGGGCTTTCAACGCAGTCAAAGCCAGATCGCCGCGCAGGCCCAGCGCATGCTGGCGCGCGGACAACGCAACCGGTGAGGCACCCAGATGACATTTCACGACATCAGATTTCCGACCAGTATCAGCTTTGGCTCGCAGGGCGGGCCAGAGCGTTTGACCGAAATTGTGACGCTTGCCAACGGATTTGAAGAGCGAAACTCGCCCTGGGAGCATTCGCGCCGCCGCTATGATGCCGGGATCGGTTTGCGCAGTTTGGACGATGTGGATCAGCTTTTGGCGTTCTTTGAAGCGCGACGCGGGCAATTGCATGCGTTTCGCTGGAAAGATTGGTCTGATTACAAGTCTTGCGGGGCGTCGCAGACGATTTCGGAAATTGACCAGCACATCGGCGTGGGCGACGGCCATGCCACCCAGTTTGCGCTGTCAAAGACCTATCGTTCGGGTGACGCGCAGTACCAAAGGCCAATCAAGAAACCGGTGGCTGGCACGGTTTTGGTGGCCATTGCGGGGGACCGAAAAGTTGAAGGGCAAGAGTATGTTGTCGATAGCGCAACCGGCGTGATCAGCTTTGTCACTGCGCCAGATATCGGTGCGGCGATCACTGCTGGTTTCGAATTTGATGTGCCCGCGCGTTTTGACAGCGACCGTATTCAAACTTCCGTTGCGTCGTTTCGGGCGGGCGATGTGCCGAACGTGCCGATTGTCGAGGTGCGGGTATGACCACAGCACGCGATGCATTGTTGGATCATCTGGGCCAAGGCGTCACAACGGTTTGCCGGGCGTGGCTGGTGAGCCGCAAGGATGGCGCGACGTTCGGCTTTACCGATCACGACACCGATCTTGGATTTGACGGCTATGTATTCAAAGCAAGCTCTGGCCTGACGGCGCGGGCGTTGCAGCAAAGTTCGGGGCTTGCGGTCGACAACTCTGAAACCCTTGGCGCACTTTCGGACGCCTCCATCGACGAGGCCGATATTGTCGCTGGCCGCTTTGACGGCGCAGAGGTGCGGACCTGGTTGGTAAATTGGGCCGATGTCACGCAGCGGATGGAACAGTTTCGCGGCAGCTTTGGTGAGATCACCCGATCTGGCGGGGCTTTCAATGCCGAACTGCGCGGCCTGACTGATCAGTTGAACCAACCGCGCGGGCGGATTTATCAGCGCAGTTGTTCGGTGATGTTGGGGGATCGGCGCTGCGGTATTGATGTGACGGCACCGGGTTATAGCGCCGATGTCGCCATTACCGATTTTGATGCAACGGGGCGTATGGTGTTTTCTGGCTTGGCGGCCTTTGCAAACGGGTGGTTCGAACGTGGTCGCGTTACAGTATTGACCGGTGCTGCGGCGGGCTTGGTTGGCATCGTAAAATCCGATCAGTTGGTGGGCAGCACGCGTTCAGTTGACCTTTGGCAAGCCTTTGCAGTGCAGATCGCCGTTGGCGATCACGTGCGGCTGCAGGCTGGCTGCGACCGCACAAGTGCAACCTGCAAAACCAAATTCGCGAATTTTCTGAATTTTCGCGGGTTTCCGCATTTGCCCGGCGAAGATTGGTTGGCGTCATACCCCGTCGCCTCACGCCCGAATGACGGTGGGAGCATGGGGCGATGACGCAAGGCGACCGCATCGTCAACGTCGCGCGCTCGTGGATCGGAACGCCTTACTTGCATCAAGCCAGCCTGAAGCTGGCTGGCACCGATTGTCTGGGCCTGCTGCGCGGGGTGTGGCGCGAGGTGCTGGGGCAAGAGCCTGAACCTGTGCCAGCGTATTCGGCCGACTGGTCCGAGGCGTCGGGCTCCGAACAGCTTTTCGCTGCGGCAACGCGCTGGTTGCACGCGAAGAATGTCGACACCGAAGCGGCAGGTGACGTGCTGCTGTTCCGGATGCGGTCGGGGGCAGTGGCCAAACATCTTGGCATTGCCGCATCTTGCGGACCCTACGCCACGTTCATTCACGCCTACACCGGGCACGGCGTTGTCGAAACAGCACTCAGCGATCCGTGGCGGCGAAAGATTGCCGCGCGCTTCAAGTATCCTGAAAGGGAATGATAAATGGCGACACTTCTTTTGTCGGCCGCCGGGGCCGCTGTTGGGGCTGGCTTTGGCGGAACCGTGCTGGGCCTGTCAGGGGCGGTGATTGGCCGCGCTGTTGGTGCAACGCTTGGCCGCGCGATTGATCAACGCGCGCTTGGCGCCGGGTCCGAGGCAGTTGACGTTGGCAAAGTCGACCGATTCCGCATCATGGGGGCAAATGAAGGCGCCGCTATTGCACAGATCTGGGGGCGGGTCCGGCTGTCTGGTCAGGTGATCTGGGCCAGCCGGTTTCAGGAAAATGTCGCGCGCTCGGGCGGTGGCAAGGGCATGCCACGACAGGCAACGCGGCAGTATTCCTATTCGGTCAGCCTTGCCATCGCGCTTTGTGAAGGCCGTATTTCTCGCGTTGGCCGGGTTTGGGCCGATGGCAATGAAATCGAACCTGATACGCTTAACCTGCGGGTTTACAGCGGCGACGAGGCGCAGCTTCCCGATCCCAAGATCGAGGCTGTCGAAGGTGCTGGCAACGCGCCAAGCTACCGCGGCACCGCCTATGTGGTGATCGAAGACCTGCAACTTTCGCAATATGGCAATCGGGTACCGCAGTTTTCCTTCGAAGTCATTCGCGCAGCACAGGGCGATGCAACCGCGGCTGTGCCGGGGTTGTCCAAGATCATTCCCGGCGTTTGCTTGATACCCGGAACCGGCGAATACGCGCTTGCCACCACGCCGGTGCATTATTCACACGGCCCGGGAAAGCTGCGGTCGGCCAACGTAAACTCTTACGCGGGCAAGACCGATTTCGCGGCATCCTTGGAGGCGTTGTCTGAAGAACTTCCGACAGCAGCCTCGGTGTCTTTGGTCGTATCATGGTTTGGCAGCGACCTGCGCTGCGCGACCTGCCAGATCCAGCCCAAGGTGGAACAGAAGCTTTACGATGGCGCGTCGATGCCGTGGTCGGTGTCTGGCGTCACCCGCGCGATGGCGGTCGAAGTGCCCAAGCTGCAAGGTGCATCGGTTTATGGCGGCACCCCCACCGATGCACCTTGCAGCTTGGGC